TTATCCGTTTTTCTTCAAACCCATACAAGATGGTATGGATCGCCCTAAAACAGAACTGGCATACAGAGTTCCAGCTTCGAAACTTACCAGAAGAAAACTTGATACTGGAGAGCAACTTGAAGAACTTGATGGACTCGATACTACGATAGATTGGAAGAATACTGGAGATAACAGTTATGATGGTGAGAAATTAAAACTATTAGCTCATGATGAAAGTGGTAAGTGGGAGAGACCTGATAACATTAAGAATAACTGGAAGGTAACTAAAACCTGTTTAAGATTAGGTAGAAGAATTATAGGTAAGTGTATGATGGGTTCAACATCTAACGCTTTAGATAAAGGTGGTCAAAACTTTAAAGACATATACTATAATTCCGATGTTACTAACAGAAACAGAAACGGTCAAACAAAATCTGGATTGTACTCTTTGTTTATTCCAATGGAGTGGAATTATGAAGGTTATATAGATATGTATGGTTGTCCAGTTTTTGATACACCTAAAAAACCTATAATGGGTATAGATCAAATACCTATAAAAATTGGTGTAATAGAATACTGGGATAATGAAGCTGAAGGTTTAAAAAATGATCAAGAAGGTTTAAATGAATTTTTTAGACAATTTCCTAGAACTGAAAACCATGCATTTAGAGATGAAACAAAAGAAAGCTTGTTTAATCTTGTAAAAATATACGAGCAAATAGATTATAACGATGAAGTAAATAATCTTGCTAACATAACAAAAGGATCGTTTCAATGGGATAACGGTATAAAAGATACTCGTGTTTTATTTCACCCAAGTAACGACGGTAGATTTTTAGTTTCTTGGGTTCCACCTAAAAACTTACAAAATCGAGTGATATTAAAAAACGGTGGTAAATATCCTGGTAATGAACATATTGGAGCTTTTGGTTGTGATAGTTACGATATATCTGGTACAGTAGATGGTAGAGGTTCTAATGGAGCTTTACACGGTTTAACTAAATTCACAATGGAGGATGCTCCACCAAGTCAATTCTTTTTAGAATATATAGCTAGACCTCAGACAGCTGAAATGTTTTTTGAAGATGTTTTAATGGCGTTGCATTTTTATGGTATGCCTATATTAGCTGAAAATAATAAACCAAGACTACTTTATTATTTAAAACGTAGAGGTTATAGAGGTTTTTCAATGAATAGACCAGATAAAGTTTGGAATAAATTATCTGTAACTGAGAGAGAAATAGGTGGTATACCAAACTCAAGTGAAGATGTTAAGCAAGCTCACGCCGCTGCCATAGAATCGTATATAGAAAACCATGTTGGATTTTTAACTAATACCTATGGTAATATGTATTTTCAAAAAACACTAGAAGACTGGGCTAAGTTTAATATAAACAACAGAACTAAGCACGATGCTAGTATTAGTTCTGGTTTAGCAATAATGGCTTGTAATAGAAACTTGTATAAACCTGTAGCTGATAGAACAATTAAAACTATAAACTTAGGTATTAAAAAATATAATAATAAGGGAGATATATCAAAAATAATAGAATAAATGATTTATACTAATTCAAACAGTTCATTTCCTGATCAGGTGGTACCAGATGCAGAGAAACAAACATTAGAGTATGGTAAATTAGTTGGACAAGCTATAGAGTACGAGTGGTTTGGTAACAATAACAATGGAGCATATAATAGATATGGTAGTAGGTTTTCAACTTACTATAACGACTTTCATCAAAGAAGGTTATATGCTAGAGGTGAGCAATCAATAAAAAAGTATAAAGATGAGTTATCTATAAATGGTGATTTATCTTACTTAAATTTAGACTGGAAGCCAGTTCCAGTTATACCAAAATTTGTAGATATAGTTGTCAATGGTATGTCTGATAGAGTATATGATATAAAAGCTTATGCTCAAGATCCAGTGTCACTAAAAAAGAGAACAGATTACGCAGAAATCTTACATAGGAATATAATACAGAAACAATATTATCAAGCTGTACAACAGCAAATGGGTATAGATATATCTGACGTACCAGATCCTGAAAATGCTCCACTAACAGAAGAAGAGCTTTCAGTACATATGCAACTTGATTATAAACAAGCTATAGAAGTTGCAGAAGAAGAAGTTATTACAGATATATTAGACAGAAACAGGTTTGATTTAGTAAAGCGTAGAGTTAATTATGACTTAACTGTGTTAGGTATAGGTGCTGTTAAAACTTGTTTTAATAAAGCAGAAGGTATAAAAGTTGAATATGTAGATCCAGCAAATTTAGTTTGGTCATATACTGAAGATCCAAACTTCGAGGATATGTATTACGTTGGTGAAGTTAAATCAATAACAATACCAGAGTTAGTTAAAAGGTTTCCACACTTAACACCGGCTGAAATAGAGGTAATACAAAAATATCCTGGTAATACAAACTACACTAGAAACTGGAACGGTAGGGATAGCGAAAACACTGTACAAGTTTTATTTTTTGAATATAAAACATATACTAATCAAACTTGGAAAATAAAACAAACACCTTACGGTTTAGAAAAAGCATTAGAAAAACAAGATACATTTAATCCACCTGAATCAGATGGATTTAAAAAAATCGATAGAGCAATAGAAGTATTATACACAGGAGCAAAGATATTAGGTTTTGATAACATGTTAGAGTGGAAGATGTCTGAAAATATGACTAGGCCTTTTGCTAACAGTGTTAAAGTTAATATGAATTATAATCTTTGTGCTCCAAGAATGTACAAAGGTAGAATAGAATCTCTTGTAGGTAGAATGATGAGCTTTGCTGATATGATACAAATAACTCATTTAAAGCTACAACAAGTATTGTCAAGAATGGTACCTGATGGTGTTTATCTTGACGCTGATGGTTTAGCAGAAGTTGATCTTGGCAATGGTACTAATTATAATCCAGCAGAAGCATTAAATATGTATTTTCAAACTGGTAGTATAATTGGTAGATCAATGACTCAAGATGGCGACATGAACCATGGTAAGGTACCAATACAAGAAATGCAAACTTCTAGTGGTGGTGCTAAAATACAATCACTAATACAAACTTATCAGTATTATCTACAAATGATGAGAGATGTTACTGGTCTTAATGAAGCAAGAGATGGTAGTATGCCTGATCCTGATTCTTTAGTTGGATTACAAAAAATAGCTGCTGCTAATTCTAATACAGCAACTAAACATGTGCTACAAAGTAGTTTGTATTTAACATTAAGAACTTGCGAGAATATAGCGTTAAGAATAGCTGATTGTTTAGCTTTCCCAACATTAAGAGAATCAATACAGTCTAGTATATCAAGATTTAATGTACATACATTAGATGAGCTAACTACTTTAAATTTACATGACTTTGGTATATTCTTAGAGTTGGAACCTGATGATGAAGAAAAACAATTAATAGAACAGAATATACAAATAGCTTTACAAAGCGGGCAAATATACTTAGAAGATGCTATAGATGTAAGAGAAGTTAAAAACTTAAAATTAGCTAATCAAGTATTAAAGAAAAGAAGAAAGAAAAAATTAGAACAAGATCAACAAGCTCAACAAGCAAATATACAAGCACAAGCTCAAGCTAATGCTGAACAAGCTGAAAGAGCGGCTATGAATGAAGTTCAAAAACAAGAAGCTATAGCTCAAACAACATTGCAAATAGAACAAGGTAAGTCTCAGTTTGAAATACAAAGAATGCAACAAGAGGCAGATATTAAAAAGCAGTTGCTAGAGCTAGAGTATAAATACAAAATGGATTTAGCTAAAGTAGAAAGTGAAGCTAAAGCTAATTTTGAAAAAGAAAAAGAAAATAGAAAAGACGAAAGAACCAAAATACAAGCAACTCAACAAAGTGAGTTAATAGACCAAAGAAACAATAAATTACCACCAAAGAATTTTAGTGACGATCAGACAATGATTGATCTAGACAGCTTTGGTATTTAATCATTAATTTTATAATATTATATTATGTCAGAAGAAAAAATAGTAGACGACAAGTCTGAAAGTTTAAAAATCAAAAAGAAACCTAAAAAGTTAACCAACAAAACAAAACAGGTTACAAAGGTAGATTTATCTAAAAAAGAAGAGGATGCCGTTCAAGAGCCAACAACAACGAAAGTTGTGTTACAGTCTAATGAGCAAAGCGAAGAGACAGGGAAAGAGAGCGAAGTGGGATTGCAAGAAGTGGGAGAAACACACAACGAACAAGAAAAACCTACCGAAGAGGGTAAAAAAGAAGAAATAGATGTAATACAAGAGATTAAAGAACAAGATGTTAGTGAAACATCAGCTCTTGAAAACATAAATAAAGATATTGAAAATAATCCACAATTAAATTTACCAGAGAATGTCGAAAGTTTAGTAAACTTTATGAATGAAACTGGAGGTACTATTGAAGATTATATTCGACTAAATGCTGATTACTCTAATGTGAGTGATGATGCATTACTAACAGAGTATTATAAGAATACTAAACCTCATCTTGATGCTGACGAAATCAAATTTATCATGGAAGATAACTTTGAATTTGACGAGGATTATGATGATGAAAAAGTTATACGTAAGAAAAAGCTTGCGTATAAAGAAGAAGTTGCAAAAGCCAAAAACTTTTTAGAAGATCTTAAAGGTAAGTATTATCAAGAGATTAAATCTCGACCTGGTACTACTCAAGAACAACAAAAAGCAATGGACTTTTTCAACAGATATAACGAGGATCAACAAAGAGCTAAAAAAAATCATGAGGATTTTAAAGCTAAAACTAAAAACTTTTTTACAAACGAATTCGAAGGTTTTGATTTTAATTTAGGTGAAAAGAAATTTAGATATAGTGTACAAAATCCAAATGAAGTCGCAGATGTTCAAAGTGATATCAATAATTTCGTTAAGAGGTTCTTAAATGAAGATGGTAGAATAAACGATCATCAAGGTTATCATAAAGCTCTTTATGCTGCTCGCAACGCTGATACAATAGCTAGACATTTTTATGAGCAAGGCAAAGCCGATGCTACTAAAGATATAGCTGCTAAATCTAAAAATATAAGCAATGAACCAAGAGCAACGTCTACTGGTGATGTTTATATTAATGGTTTAAAAGTAAAAGCAATAAGCGGTGTGGATAGTGATTCTTTAAAATTAAGAATTAAAAAAACCAAATAAAAATATAAATTATGGGATTTGCAACAAGCGGGTCTTTTCCCGCATCTCTCGCTCCTGCTCAAAGCCAACAAGCGTTAGTAACTAACTATTTAAGTTTTACTGATGCTGCTGGTGGAAACTTTGCGCAGCAATATCTACCTGAGCTTTATGAAGCTGAGGTTGAAAGATATGGTAATAGAACTGTATCTGCATTTTTAAGAATGGTAGGCGCTGAAATGCCTATGACATCTGACCAAGTTGTTTGGTCTGAACAAAATAGATTACACGTAGCTTACGATAATGTTGAGTTTGATGGTGTTACTGGTGTTGACTCTGATCTTATTATCACTCCTCCAGCTGGAAACACAAATATCGCTATAAGAGTTAATCAAACTATTGTAATTTCAGATGGTTTATTAACTGTTAAATGTTTAGTTGTAAACGATCTTAACGGTATTAGTTCTCCAACTGCTGGTTGGAATGTACTAAAAGTAAGACCTTATACAGCTTCTACTCTTACAGCTGCCGGTTTTACACCTGGTGCAACTGGACTTAAGGCATTTGTTTATGGTTCTGAGTTTGAAAAAGGTACTCAAGGTATGAGTGGCGCTATTCAACCTGATTTCACTCAGTTTGATAACAAACCAATTATCATCAAAGACAAATATGAAGTATCTGGTTCTGACTCTGCTCAAATTGGTTGGGTTGAGGTTGCAACTGAAGATGGTACAACTGGTTATTTCTGGTACTTAAAAGCTGAATCTGAAACTAGATTAAGATTTGAAGATTACTTAGAAATGTCAATGGTTGAAGGTGAAAAAGTAGCTGCTGCTTCTAACATTCCTACATACGCTTCTGGAACTTTAGAAGGTACTGAAGGTTTGTTTGCTGCAATCGAAGATAGAGGAAACGTTTATAACGATTTCGCTGGTGCTGCCGCTCCTGGTTCAGGTGCAATGGGTGACTTTGATGACATCCTTAAGCATTTAGATAAGCAAGGTGCTATAGAAGAAAACATGTTATTTTTATCAAGAAGAACAGCTCTTGATTTTGACGATATGATTGGAGCTATGGCCGGTGGAGGTTACAATAACGTAGCATCTGCTTCTTATGGTTTGTTCGACAATGAAGCTGAAATGGCGTTAAACTTTGGTTTCTCTGGTTTTAGAAGAGGTTCTTATGACTTCTACAAAACTGATTGGAAATATCTTAACGATGCTTCTACAAGAGGTTTAACTGAGGATATTGATGGTGTTTTAGTTCCTGCTGGAACTTCAACTGTTTACGATCAAATTCTTGGTTCAAACATTAGACGTCCTTTCTTACACGTAAGATATAGAGCTTCTCAAGCTGACGATAGAAGAATGAAGTCTTGGATCACTGGTTCTGTTGGTGGTGCATACACTTCTGATCTTGACGCAATGCAAGTTCATTTCTTATCTGAAAGATGTTTATGCGTACAAGCGGCTAACAACTTTGTATTGTTCAAGTCAACTGTATAATAACTAATTTAGCAGGGTGGTTCGCTACCCTGCTTTTATAAATCTTTAAAAATAAGAAATTATGGGATACGTTAAAATAAAAAAAGCTAGTGGTTATGATTTAGTATCTGCTGACAACGTTAAATCAGTTAAGTTGATAGCCGAAGAAGAGGCTGCTCACATCGAGGTGAAATATATAGGAGATGCTACTGCATTAACAATTGTTGGTAGCACATCTATGGTTCAAGCAGATGTTGACAAAATTATAGCTGCTATTAATATCATAAATGGTGCGTCTGGACCTGGTATTTATCCAGAAGACTTGAGCCAATTAGCTACATCAGTAGGTTAATAAAAACTACTTAAGATCCCACTTCGGTGGGGTCTTATTTTTTAATTATATTATATTATA